TGCTCCCCCCTGAAACGTTATAGTTTGTCCACTGGGTACAATAGTACTTGCGCTAACGCTAGAAGTAACTGAACTTGCTTGAACATAACTTGAAGTAAAATCCATTATTTGTTGACTAGATCCTGGTATTAAAGACCCGTTAAAATATATTTGATAAACAAAAGAACCGCTATCTGTGGAATTTGGACTTTTGGTTAGTGGATCTTGAAATTGTAAAGTTAGATTGAACTTAGTGGTAAAACTATTGTTTGCCGCAATTGGAGCGGAATAAGACGGAAAGGTGTTGGCGGAACTTGTTCCAAAAGTATAACCCTGACCTGGGTTCGCAACGTTGAATATGTTGTAAATATTTCCAGTTCTAGTGTTTACATTCGTTAGAGACACTGGATAAAAGGGGCCTGGAGATCCACTTATGTACGCGTTAGAACTCGGATTGTCTGTAGAATTGGGGTTCCACGCAATGAAATTAGAAACTACTGTATTTCCAGTGTAACTAAAATACAAAGTTGTATCAACTCCGGAAACAAAATAAAGTTGTGGGGAATAAGAATACCCACTGTTGTATATCGTTTTTACACCATCGGTACTTTTTTGATTTCCGTATTTTTTGTTATCAAATTGCTTTATTGTTAAAGTTTGTCCGTTAATAAAAGTATTTTGAACATCGGTCCAATAATCGTTATTTTGGTTCAATTCCTGCAATCCACCAGATACGTCTACCAAATACGCCAATGTGGCGTTTATCTCTCCAGGTATAAAAGAACTGGTTTCTACTTGCGTAAAAAGAGCCAATTTTTTTGTATTGTAATTTATCACGGGATCGTTTCCGTAAGTTATATCACCACCGTAAGTAGCACTTGAAGTTGTATAATTGTTGTAAGAAGCCATTCTCAAAAAAGATCCGCTGTACCTCGGTTTAGTACTCCTTCTAACGTTATAATTGTAATCCTGAATCCTAGCGTACTGACTATTTGGATTAGATTGGTAAGAGGGCCCAAAAGCTATTGATTGAGTTATTAATCCGTAATTAGTCGCTTGATTTTTTAGAGCTCCAGCATAGTCCAATTTAAAGTAAGTGTTGGATTTTACTGATTCCGAAACGTTATTGTAAGTTGCTCCAAAATTAACACTTTGAGAAGGAATGTAATTGGAAGTTTGAAACGGTTGGTAAGAACTTTCGAATTGATTCTTTTTCCAATTTTGTCCGTAAAATTCAGATCCGCTGAATTCTCCAGTAAATTTTTCAAATCCAACACTATGAGAAACAGGAACGAATCCCAGGGTTGTGAGTTCATTTTTTACGTATACAGTAGAGTGACTTATGTACATAGGATCAGAACCAGTTATTGAGCTCCCTGTTATGTCTGACAGATATGAACTGGAAGTCACCGTTGGTTCGTGCCTTATATACTTATTTCTTTCTAAGATGTGAGGTTTCACTATTATCCCAGTTGATAAATTTGCCCTTGCAGGAACAAAATCCTTGATCATTTTAAACAAAGAGTTGTTATAAAATTTGATCATTCTAATGTACTCCCAAATACTGTGAGGGTAAGTTGCATTAGAAAATACTGTATTCTTAAGAGAATCCAAATTTTTGTAAGAAGAAGAGTATTGATCAGTTGGATTTCCTATGTATTGATCTATGTTAAAATAACCCAATGAACCTGTAATGTAAGCATTCATTGTGTCAGCTGGAGAAAATCCCACTTCTATTTTTGATACTGAAGGTCTTCTATTAGTTTGATTGTATTGTATTGTTGTGTACGGAGATAATAATGACGCAGATATTAATAAACTGCTGGAAACTGCGTACGCTTTTTGGTTGTTTATTTCTAATAATCCTGATTCCGTTGTTATGTCGTAACTTCCGAATTCATTAACAGTAAGTATGCTATCGGGTATACCATAACACGCAATTAAAGCTTTTAAACCTCTGTGAGTACCTTTTGTTTTTAAAAGATAGGGTAAATTGTGATAGATCCTTTTGTATATTTCATTTTGTATTGTATGAGCCGGTAAAGTTTGAAGGCTGGACGTAACATAATTTTTTATAATTTCGGACCCAGTTGGTGGTAAAAGACTACCGTCCGCATTTATGCCAAATATGGAATAGTAAAGGTTATCCGATATATTAGAATTCGTGTAAAGCTCTATTCCAAATCCCTTTAATGCATCACCTATTAAATCCAAAGATACACCCGTTTGAGGGTTATTTGTGTTATTGTATTTATTCGTAACGTCTTTATAGTAGACCCATATGTTATCAAAGTGCTGCCCAATCATGTATACAAACGTTTCATACGGTGCATTACTAGGATCATCCAATAGATATTGAGGAATCGAATTGATCAACATGTTTGGATTGGTCAAATCATAGTAAGATGCTGAGTATAAAATTGAAGCATTCGATCCAGACGGTACTGTTGAAGTACTGCCCAACCAATTTAATCCTAAAGAAGATGTAACTGATGCTTGTTGATAAGGTATTTGTGAATTTACTTTTGGCCACGCTAATGAAGCAGAGGTGTAATATAAATAATATTCATAAATGTCAAAATTGGTTATTATATTACTTATTGATTGACTTAAAAAACCTATAGAAGAAGATGCAACTGTGTTTCCACCCACGAGTGATCTTTGGGAATTCATTTGTGCTGTGTAAGATTCTATCAATCCTAATTTATATACAAAATTATTGATCCTTTCAGTAGCGCTTGAAAAGTGTACGAAATTTGAAAAATTTGTATAATCTACGTTTATGTTTATTGCAGAGTCCTGATAATAACTCATCATCTGATTGAACGAAGAAGTTATTGGACTTGCTATTAAATTGTTATAATTATAATACGGAGTAGTAAGGCCCAATTTTTGATTAATGTCTATTTTAAAATTTGGGCCCTTAAGAGAATTATTATTTGCTTGCGATTCTGCCTCTATTTCTATATCAACTTCGTAACTAACTGATTCAGCAATTTGATCAACTATCCAAAGTTTACTCTTTACATCTATGTCTGATGGAAGCGGTTCGTATAATTTTATTAGTAAATTAGCATTTCCAGATGAATCTGTTGTGTAAGCTACGTTTATTGCTATTATTAATTCATTATTTCCAAAATTCAAATAAAAATCTGCGAAGTAGGGTTTATTAGCTGCGTATGCTTGGTATCCATTAAAACCGTTAAGAACGTTAACATTGCTTATTGTTTGTGATGCTAAAACCAATTCAGTTCTACTTTTAGATATTTGTTTTATCCAATAATAATTCCCCTGAGAACTGTTAAAAAGGTATCTTAAAAAATTGTATTGTACTGTAGTTGATCCCCTATCAAATCCGATTGATTTTACGTAAGAGTAAGGATCCAAACTTATTGAATTGTAAGAATTTCCTTTTCCTACGCTACTTTTTGAAGGTAATGTATAATCTGTGTAATTGTAATTACTATTTAATAAATTTCCCAATTCATCGTATACAAAGGCTTCCACGTAGTCAACATTATTTCCTACAAACGATGCGTTTATAAAACTATTAGAAATCAGGGATTCATCAGTTGGACTATAAGTTTGTGTTTGAACTCCTGGTCCGTTATATATTACATTTACTAATTCCATTATTGGGTCAAGTTATTTATAGATAAATAAGTCTGACTTAGATTTATTATCTGTTCTTTTAAAGAGTTTATTTCGTCCAATAATGCTTGCTCTTGTTGCGATATTGTACTTCCTCCTATGTATTGTGAGCTTCTCTGTACTAATTCTGAATGTGAATTGGAAGATCCACTAACAGGTATGTCGTAAAATAATTGATCATAATAAGTAAAAAACTGATCTATCGATATGGTAGAGCTTCCAACAATATTTTGTGGAGTAACCAATTCGGAGAACGAAGTGTCTATTACTTTAGTATAGGTGTTAACTCCGTATACTTGTTTTGTCAAATTTACAACTTGTTGCATTATCTAACAATTTTAAAAATCAAGTCACTATCTATATTTATATTCTCTTTCGTAGAAGGAAGCATAGTTTGAATTAAAAGCTTATAATACCTTTCTGGTTCCAAACCCCCCATATATAAATTAAAATAGTTATAAGTACCATCTGAACTTATCTTTGTGTAATTTTGATCAAAATCCACAACCATTTCATCAGTTTTGTAATCCTGAATTGCCCAATAAGAACTTGATGGAAGTAATAATGTATTTAAATATACTGAGGATGTTATAAATTGTCTTACTGGATAGGTGGGTCTTGTAGCTAATCTAATTCTATATTGTTGAGTTCCGTATTTAAATTCATTTTTATTATTTGCAAAATTTACAACAAAATCATCTGTTGTTACTAAAGATCCTGTTATGTAATTGCTATCATCCCATTTTATTTCTAGTGTAGGTGGATATATTGTGTGAGTATCAACGCTAAAAAATTTGGTTCTTATGTAAGATCCAGAATTATTTTCTATAGAAGTGGGAAACTTTATCAAAAATCCGTAATTTGGAGCTGAACCCGAAAACCAAGAAGACACTATGGAAGTTACATCAGCGTTAATGTCTTTATTATCCGAATAAGAAAAACTCTGAGTTGTGTAAGTTTGGTTCCAAGATCCTCCCCCAGAAATATTATAATAACTAGAACTTACCCAAGTTGTGTAAGATTGAGTTACGTACGCAGTCGGTGAATTCCAACAAACTCCGTTTATTGTATCTGGATAATCTATAAATTTACCAGTGCCCATGTCCCAAGATTGACTAATCTGACGAAATTCAAAAGAGTAAGTTGTTGACAAATTTTCAGCTTCTGCTAAATACAATCTTAAATTAGCTACGAAAGATGATCCGGTACACAGTGATTGAATTTTTGACAAATCTGAATTAGAAAATTCGATCAATGATCGTCTTATGTCCTCCTTCGTAGCAGCTAAGTAAGTGCCATTAGTTGTAGCGCCATAGTTTTGAACTCCTATTTCTAAAATTTCATCCAGCCCCGTGTTTTTTCCCACATCAAATGAATATATTGAAGCGTCTGCTGATGGAAATATTTTGTAAACTGCCATGTTTTAATTATTAAAAGTTAACAACTCTGCCCTGTATATCATTGTTTGGATACAATACTTCAAATATACAAGGATCCAAAGAGGGGTAAATTACATTATTCACAGTAGCTCCACTTATATCGTAAGCGTATTGAGAATAAGTGGCCCCTGTGGGGTCAGTTAAATTTGTGATTGATATATTTTTTACAGTTTGGACCCCAGAAATTTGGTCTAATAAAGAGTAAATGTTAGTTAGTATTATTGGTTGATTTATTTGCCAATTTTCTATGTTAAAAAAATCTTGTAACGCAGTAATGCACCTGGATATGACGTCCTGACCGTTGAAGTTTGGTAGTATTACTACATCAAAATTTACTCCTATATTCACTATGTAAGCCTGTTCTATTTTAATTGCGTCTGTTAACATCCTATAATCCTGAACATAGGTTTGTATATTTTGTAAGAGCGCAGGAGTTGGTTCTGCTAGATTACCGTTAGTGTCCAATCCAAGAACGTAGAGAGTTATTAACAGAGGATTTTGTTGGGCAGGATCCCCATTAACATAATTTGAAAATGTTTGATCATTTTTAGTAACATAGGCCTTTGAAACTTTTCCGTATATTGGTGGCATGCAAAGCACTCTAGCCAAATAATCCTGTTGAGTTACGGCTCTCCATTGAGTTGGAAATTCAGCCAAAATATTCATTCTAAGTTCGTCAACAGTATCAGCGTCCCCTCCACCAACAGAAGAACTAACGTTATTTGTAACTAGAGTATTTGAATATGTTGTATTTGGATTTCCAATGGCATTATAAGAAACAACTTTTGTTAATTCTCCTATTCCAACATTAGAACTAGCTCCACCGCCTGCGAGATAGCTAAACGTGATAGTAACGTTGTTGGGCGCAACACCGTAAGTTTGAGTAGTGACAAAGTCAGTGGGATCCCAAGAGCTAGATAGATAACTTAATCCTCCGCCGGTGAATCCAACACTAACATTATTAGGATTGGGTAAAACTGCAGTATCAGCCACAGAATTAATCCCAGGACCAAATTCAATTGTTAATGTGTTATTAGAAGTAAATCTTGATACAAACCTATTTGGAGCTTGAATTTTTTGTATTATGTAAGGAACTTGATTTTGGTACTGATTTAAAGACGGATAGTTCGTCGCAGTATTGGTTACAGGAGTAAGTATGTAATCTTGAGCTAGATACGGAACTTCATACCAGTTATTTCCGTTTGAATCTATGGCACTTATTATTGAAATAATATTACTATCGTTTATAGTAACGGTTGAAAATCTTTGTGCAGTAGAAAAAGAAAAACTTTGATTTTTTACTTGACCGGATATGGCTTGCGTTGATTTTTGTAATAGGTAAGATGTTGGAACAGAGGACCCATTCACTTGATAAACTGATACAGTTGTTGGGTTTAAAGAGGATGATGTTGTAAAATCAATAATATTTCCCACAAAATAATACGCGGAACTATTCACGTTCGATTGAACTTGCATTCCCTGCTGTATTGTAAGGGCGTAAGAAAAATCAGGATAGGGTTGTCCTCCCACTGTTTTAGCTGGTACCTGCTGATACACATCTAAATTAACTATTGCAGCTGATGTGACTTTTGGTCGATAACCTAACATATAGGCCAATGTGTATAAATTATTTGGCTGTTTTGCATATTGAACAAATGTTTCTTGAATTTGATTGTCCAAATAAAAAGATAAAACGTCTCCAACATAAGCAGCCATTTCTATAAACATGCTACCTGGAGAAGCTTGACTAAAATCATTATATACTGTTGGATAATAAGATTGTGCGTAGCTTATTAGGTCCGCTTTAAGGGACGAAAAATTCTTATTTAAATACGATATGTTTGGTTGATTGGGCATTAGTTTTGTATTGAAATGGTCGCTAAATCTGTTTGATTAGTACCCAATAGTACATAATTTAAAGTTATTGTAATTATGTTATTGTCAGGATCTCCCAAAAAATTTAATTGGGTTACACTTATATTTGGAAAATATGCTTGAATTTTATTTGATATATTGCTCTTTAAAGAAATTAAAGAATCATTTGTGATTTGATTAAAAACCATTTTTCTTAAGCCTGCACCAAAATTTGGATTAAAAGGTCTTTCTCCTGTATCGGTTAATAAAAAATTTATTAGGTTGTATTTTATTTGTTCGGTGCTAGTATATACAGGAGTAAATGCATTGGGAGCAGAAAACGGTATTTTAACCCCCAAAGATGTGGAAGGTTTAAAATCTGTTACAGGTATTTTTACTAGTCCGTAAGCCATTTTTTAAATTACTCCTTTTTTCATCATTTTTTGCATGAGATCCGTAAAATCTGGAACTGCATTCACTTGAACCATTTCAACAGCAGAGCTTGGTC